GGCTAGTTTAAAAGAAAAAGATGGAGAAATGGCAGCCATGCACATGAAGGATTCACGTTGGCATAAACAAACAAAAAACAGATGTGAGTCACTTGCAAAGATTGTTGCTTCTGCAAAATGGACATAATTAAATTAGCAGATCATTTAAGAAAAACCTTGAAAGTAAAACAAAATGACATTAGCTTATATTTAACTTCAGGTGTTAAAGATTGGGAAGAATATAAACACATGGTAGGTAAATACCATGCTTACAACGAAATTTTAGGTGAGCTAAATTCGTTGCTAAAAAGAATGGAGCATGACGATGAAGGACTCGGCAATTGAGAAACTTCCTAAACCAACAGGTTGGAGGGTATTAGTACTCCCCTATAAAAGAAAAGAGAAAACTAAAGGCGGTATAATTCTAACTGATCAATCTTTAGAAGAATCACAAATAGCAAGTAGTATTGGTCTTGTTTTAAGTGTTGGACCAGATGCATATAAAGAAAAAGAAAAATTTCCTAGTGGACCTTGGTGTAAAGAAAAAGATTGGGTGATTTTTGGTAAGTATGCAGGATCAAGAATTAAAATTGAAGATGGTGAAGTTAGATTAATGAATGATGATGAAATCTTAGGTGTCATAAATGATCCTGAGGATTTCCTAACCATGTAAGGAGGCTAACATGCAACAAGAAAATATGCCAAACGAAACTGTCGAGGTGACAGTTGATGAGACCAATAAAGCTATACAAACATCTGAACAAGAGCCAAATGTAGAAGTAAGTGAATCACCTACTGTTGATACAGAAGTAGAATCGAAATCAAAAGAAGATGAAACAGTTGAATATTCAGCTTCAGTAAAAAAAAGAATAGATAAATTAACAAAAAGATTAAGAGAAGCTGAAAGAAGAGAAGAGTCTGCTTTACAATATGCTCAAGGTGTTCAAAAAGAAGCTAATGACATTAAATCAAAATATGAAACTTTAGATAAAAATTATATAGATGAGTTTGGATCTAGAGTAAATAATCAATTAGATTTAGCAAAAAATAAATTAAAAAATGCAATTGCGACAAGAAATGTTGATCAACAAATAGAAGCTAATGAAGAAATAGCACGATTAACTATTGATTCTGAAAGAATTAAATATTCAAAACAATTGCAAGATCAAAAAAAACCTGAGGAAACGACACAAAATCAGGTTGAAAATCAAGTAAATCAACAAGTAAACAAACCTAAAGCTGATCCTAAAGCAATAGAATGGGCAGAAAGAAATGAATGGTTTGGTGAAGATGCTGTAATGACTGAAGCAGCAAAAGCAATTCATAAAAATTTAGTATTACAAGAAAATGTTGATCCTTCTTCGGATTTATATTATGATAAACTTGATAAAAAAATTCGTGAATACTTCCCACAAAGATTTAATGACGGGGGAAGTCCAGAGGTAACAAAAGTCGCTCAGCCTGTAGCCTCTGCAACACGCACAAACAAAGCATCTGGGCGTAGGACAGTCAAGTTGTCCCCCTCCCAAGCCGCAATGGCTAAAAGATTAGGAGTTACACTTGAACAATATGCTAAATACGTGAAGGAGGCATAAATGGAAAAACAAAAACAAACAAATATTAAGACTTCACGCTCGAAAGAAACCCGTGAAAATACAGTTCGTAAAAGAGGTTGGGTTCCTCCGTCATCGCTACAAGCACCCGAGCCACCAGATGGTTTTCACCACAGGTGGGTCCGTTCTGAAATGCGTGGAATGTCTGATGATAAAAACATAATGGGCAGACTACGTTCAGGATATGAATTTGTTAGGGCAGATGAATATCCAGACAGATTTGATTTACCAAAATATGAAGATGGTAAATACAAAGGTGTTATAGGAGTTGGTGGCTTAATACTGATGAGATGTCCTATAGAAGTTAAACAAGATCGGGATGAATATTTCCGTCAACAAACCCAAGGACAAAATGATTCGGTAGAAAATGATTTATTTCGTGACGAACACCCTAGTATGCCAATCCATGCGGATAGGCAAAGTAAGGTGACTTTTGGAGGCGGAAAAAAATAGTTTCCTTAAGTCGTTTATTAACAACTTAGACATAAGGAGTCCAAGATGGCAAATATAAATAGCTTGTTTGGTTTTCGTTCGGTTAAGAAAGTTGGTGCAGGATATAATGCTTCCGCACAAAACGAGTATGTGATTGCAAGTAACGAAACCAGTGCAATATTTCAGGGTGATCCAGTTGTGCTTAATGCAAACGGATCTATCTCCGTAGGGTCCACCAAGGGTGCTGAGTTGATAGGGGTATTTAACGGTTGTTTTTATACTGATCCAACCACACAAAAACCAACCTATTCAAATTATTATCCAGGTGCGATCGTAGCAGATGACATTGTAGCCAATGTTATCGATGATCCAAATGCACTTTTTGAAGTGAAAGTGGATGACACAAACGCAGGACAAGCCCAAGTAGGTAGCAACGCAAACATTGCAACTTACTCTGCGGGTTCAACAAAAGATGGTGTATCAAATGTTGTATTAGATGGTGGCTCATTCGCTACATCAAGTGCAGCAAATTTTAGAGTAGTGTCTTTATCAACTGATCCAGATAACAGTGATTATACAGCAGCTAATGCTTCAATTATTGTTAAGATCAATAAGCACTCTTTAACTGATACAACAGGCGTATAAGGAGGTTAAATTATGGCTATATCAAGACAACAACTAGTTAAAGAACTAGAGCCAGGTTTGAACGCTTTATTCGGCCTGGAGTATGATAAATACGAAAACGAACATGCAGAAATCTTTGATCAAGAAACATCAGAGAGAGCTTTTGAAGAAGAAGTAATGCTAGTTGGTTTCGGTAATGCAAGAACAAAAGCTGAAGGAGCAGCGGTCACTTTTGATCAAGCTCAAGAAAGCTTTACTTCTCGTTATTCACACGAAACTATTGCTTTAGCATTTGCTATTACTGAAGAAGCTGTTGAAGATAATCTTTATGACAGACTTTCTGCAAGATATACACGTGCTTTAGCAAGATCAATGGCTTACACAAAGCAGATTAAAGCTGCTGATGTGTTAAACAATGCTTTTGCAGCATCAGGTGCAGCAGGTACAAATCCTGGTGGTGACGGCGTTTCACTTGTAAACGTAGCTCACCCAACATCTCTCGGTGGAACTTTCTCAAATAGAAATTCAACAGACGCTGACCTTAATGAAACTTCATTAGAACAGGCTCTTATTGACATTTCACAATTTATTGATGAAAGAGGATTATTGATTGCAACAAGAGGAAGAAAATTAATTATTCCTGTACAATTACAATTTGTTGCTGACAGAATCTTAAACTCACCAGGAAGAACAGGAACCGCTGACAATGACATTAATGCATTAAGAAACATGAACATGATCCCTGAGAGTTATGTAGTAAATCATTACTTAACAGATACAGATGGTTATTTCATTAAAACTGATGCACCAAATGGCTTTAAGCACTTTGTAAGAACTCCATTATCAACAGCTATGGAAGGTGACTTCGATACAGGTAATGTGAGATACAAAGCGAGAGAAAGATACAGCTTCGGCTTTTCAGATCCTCGTTGTGTATACGGCTCACAAGGTTCCTAGTGAACATATAGATATTCATATCTATTTCCTCCTTTTAAAGGGCGGTTGTCTTTGACTCCGCCCTTTTTTTATGTCATATTTAAATTTCTAGCATACAAATTACACAAACTGGCTAGACAGACGATATAGAGATTGTGTAATTATGGTCTATATAACCAAGGAGGTTTATTATGGCAAATACAACTTTTGACGGACCAGTAAGATCGAAAAACGGTTTTATTAATTTAGGTCCAGATGCAGTTCCTGCTTTAACAGCAGCAACAGATTTAACAGTTGCTGATCATGCAGGTAGATTAGTAACAATGGATCCAGTCGGGACACCAACAGCAATAACAATACCTGCAATTAACTCAACAGCAGATAGTGCTATAGCAGGTCCAGGCAGTGATCCAAACAATCCAAATACAATCGGAACAACTTTTGAGATTTTATTTATTGATGATTTCACAGGAACAATAAAAACAGCTTCAACAGATGATAAATTTGTTGGTATGGTCACTATTGGAATTGATGCTTCCGTTGCAGGTAAACAATTTGTTCCTGCTGCTGCAAACAATGAAGTAAATCTTAATGGAGAGGCAGGAGCTTCTGTCGCTACTACAGGTGGATTAAAAGGTTCTTACATAAAGTTTACTGCTATTGCAGCTAACTTATACTATGTAGAGGGCTTACTTAATGGTACAGGATCAATAGCAACACCTTTTGATACCCAATAGGAGTAAGTTATGTTTGGATATAAAACATCAAAGGTGACTGCAACAGGTGATGTGACTAGTGGACCTGCACGATTAATAGCAGTGCATGCTGTTTGTGGAGGAACCGCAGGAAGCATTGTGCTTAAAGATGCTAGTGGTGGTGAAACTAGATTTGATATTGATACACCTGCAAGTGCAACGCAAATGGTTGAAACTTACATAGGTGATAGCGGTATTAGATTTCAGACAAAAATCCATGCTACATTAACAAACATTACTTCATTAACCTGTATTTTTAGTAATGGCTAAAGATAAGCAACCACCTAAAACAAAAAAATATTTCCGCTCCACAAAAAGTGGGGCGGGAATGACTAAAGCAGGTGTCGCTCGTTATAGACGAGAAAATCCTGGTTCTAAATTAAAAACTGCTGTGACAGGTAAAGTTAAACCTGGTTCTAAAGCAGCAAAAAGAAGAAAATCTTTCTGTGCTAGAAGTGCAGGACAAATGAAAAAATTTCCTAAAGCAGCAAAAGATCCAAATTCAAGATTAAGACAAGCTAGAAAGAGATGGAGATGTTAAATGGGAAATTGGTTTCTTTATTTAATAAGTTGCTTGATATTAACCTTAACATTCGTTATTGGTGGCACAAAAAATTTTTACGCTGAGACTAATACCGTGTCGAGCACGGTAGTTAACAATACGCCTCCAACGGCAAATGCACCTGTGGTGCCTAATTCTAACAGTGATATATGTAAAGTTGGTATTGGCGGAGCAGTTCAAAATAATGTGTTAGGAATTGCTACAGGCGTTCTTGTGGACGATGAGCTGTGTCAGCTTTTAAAATTATCTCGCAGCCAGTTCGCCTACGGCATGAAAGTGAGTGCGGTGGCCCTTCTATGTCAAGATCCTCGTGTTTGGACAAGCATGATGGATGCTGGAACCCCGTGTCCAGTCAACGGACTTATTGGTGCTGAAGCCGCAGCATATTGGGAAGAAAACCCAGATAAGATTCCAGACGGCAGTAGATATAAACCTGAATATATTGCTGCAAATAAACCAGATCCAAAGGAGTTTAGTGATGTACAAAACGCTGCTATGTTTAAAACTTTTTTCCTTATTACTACTGGCCTCCTTTTATTCTAAGGCTGATTGTCTGCCTGATGTGCAAGGTCTTTGTACTCCAGGTGTAACTATTACTGAAGAAGAGAATGTTGTAATAACTGAAGAGGACAAAGGAACAGAAATAATTACAACTACCACAACGACTACAACCACCACGACCACAACTGTAACAAACGAAGATTCAGGGGATATCCTTGATGGTTCTAATGGCTATGTTGGAACAGGTGATGAGGGAGATATGGATATTGATTGGGGTGGGCAAGGTCCTGCTAATATACCTAGTGGTTCTGGTTGTTATGCCTTAGGCACAGATAAGTGTGCACAGATTACAGGATCAGGCAATAATACATCTACAATGGGTGTGTCTGGAATGGGTACAACTTTTATAATACAAAACATTGACATTTCTGATCTACAAATAGATAAAGGTGGCGAGGTAAAATACACAATCGAAGTAGATAAAAGAGATGCTCAAGATAGAATATACATGCACGTTACAGGATATAACGGAAGTACTTCAGTCTTTTCAGGTACTGACATCTTGTCTGAGTCTGGAGTGGCATCAGGTTACCAATCTTATGATGGGACTTTCGATTTCAGTGGCGTATTAAATAAAATTACTGTTGAAGTAGGTGGTAGAGATATAAATCTTGCCATTGGACCTCTTTTTGATGATGTTACCATCAATGTGTTTTATAATGTCATCAATACAATTATCACACAACAAATAACCACTATTGAAGAAATATACTATTTAAATATTTTTGATCCCGTTGAGCTCGATTTTGTCGAAGAAGTTTTTGAATTTAATGATGTAAGTATGAATGATGGAGAAATAGAATTTGTGCCTATAGAGGCTCCAATTGAAGAAATTACTGTTGTAAGTGTGGAATTAGAAATAGCTGAAATTGAGATTAACTTACCTGAACCTGAGGCTGAGATTGTTGAGGTTGAAACAGAAGTCGAGATAGAGATTGAAATGGAGATGGAAGAAATTGAAGTTGTTGAGGCTGAACCTGAAGAAGAAATTACAGAAGAGCCTCAAGAAGAATCACAGGAACCAGAACAAGAAGCAGCACAAACAGCACAAAAAGAAGAAGATCCAGAAGAAACGGTAGAAGAAGATAAGCCATCAGAGCCTAAAGTATCAAAAAAAGAGAAAGCTGCTAACGAAATTGTAAAAAAGATTGATGATAAAGAAAGATATGATGATGCTGCTCAGACTAAAACTTTAATTGTGATGCAAATATTAGGTAATACTAAAACTTTTTTTGATAGTCAGTCATTCATACAAGATACAAATGTTACAGAGTATTTAAACAAGACAATAGATGATCAGTATGGTATGTTGTTTGACATGGCACAAGAAAA